GTCAGCTAGTAATGCTGACCCATCGGCGTTTCGACTTAAAGCCGCCGCGCTTTGTACTGTGCGTGAAGGCAAGACCTTCAGACTTCCCAGTGAGGAAGTCGAGTGGGTCTAGGAAGATATCATTGAACCAGTCGGTTCGATGATCCCCTCCTCCTTCAAACGGTCGTAGTTCAAACGAGCCGTTGCCAGTGCAGCCTTCAACCAGTGTTGAAACTGAGGAACCGGAAGGTTCTTCATGTGACAATCCTGGCGAAATACTGCGAAGGCAGCCGTCGCGCTTGGATGCGTCAACTCCAGGGTCTCGATGTTCAAATCCAACGAGACCGTCTCGAACTCCGTCCCCTCCCCGGCGTAGCCAATCAAGTTGGCATGCGACGGCGTGAGAATCGGAATAATCGATTCGGTCTTTGCGAAGATGAATTGAGATTCCCCATTTGTTGAGGCAGGCGAGTTCGTCTCCATCAATACTATCCTTTCTTTTGATTGGATCGTAGTGTAGCCTTTTCTGTTGCCAACCTTGCAAATCGCGATCCCATTTGAGATCAGAATCTGCAATAAGGCTAAGAAAGGCTAAACCCGAACTGAGTTTTCTCGATTTGGGTATGGTACGTCTCACCACTCGACTGAGCATAGAACGTATTGCCTCGGCAATCACCCACTTTCCTCTTAAGTAAAAGAGGTCTGCGGTTGCATTCCAAGACATAACGTCTTCTGCTCCCCAGTGTCGTGAATCGTCATGCGGTAACCTTCGAGCGTAGATTGGTGTTACCAATCTGCCCTTATAGAAATCCGCACCACAAGACTCTCGGAAATGTGAATTTCTGAAAGACTTATTGACGTTTACTTTGAGAGCGAAGCTCTCTAGGTAGTTCACGACAACGTCCGTGTACTCTACGGGGACAATAATATCGTCTCCATAGATATCGATCTTCTCGCTGTAATCGCGGATGGATCGAGAACTCGGACGCCTCCCATCGAGTTGGTGCATCGCACTCTGAATAAGTGTGTAAAACACACATGCTTCTACGGGAAAGCATAAAGCTGAACCCATAGACGCATACTTAAACAGGACGATGTTCTTCCCGTTTGGGAGCGTAGCATGTATCGAACGAGCATCCTCGAGATATTCTAGGAGCCCTGAGGTCTTAAAGATCCTCTGTACCAAGTGCAAATGCACTCGATCAGAAGCATCTTTCAGGTCTAGCGTTGCTAGTCGTCTATCGATACTACTACGGTAAGCGAGTGTCTGATTAACTGTCTGATCCGAAAAACGGATTGACCGGTGCGTCAGGCGATGATTCTCAATAACAGTATACATCAGGTCCTTAATGGATTGCTGCGTATACTGCATATGTGAGGGTTCTATCGCGATCACTCGTGGCGCCGACTGTGTTTTGGGAACAAAGACAACCCTTACGGGTTCTTCCTCGCATAAGCGAAGATATCTGAGTTCACTCTCACAGGAGGTTCCTTCTTTAGCTCGCTCTGCTGCAATCCCGTAATTGGGATAGCAGTGGAGGTCACTGGGGAAGGAATGTTCCGATCGCTGGTTCCACTTACGGATACGATATCGCTCGTTAGAGCTGTAACGATCCGCAGTGACACCAGGCCCGTGATGACAAACAAGATTAAGAGGATTAGGTTCAGGAAATACCTGAGACCATAATATTCCACTGATCTTGTCAAGGAAATCATCCTTTCTCTCTACTTGAGAGGTCATACGGCGGAGTTCGCCTTCTACGGCCAGAAAGTGTTGTACGGCCTTAGCATTACGCTTAGGGCTGCACGCGATCTTTGGTTTCTTAAAGAACCTACAGATCATCCTGATACTTTCGATTGTATCAGAACACGCATCTGGAAGTAGCCTACCATCCTTAGCAAACACTCGTTTGAAGAAACCTCCGAGAAATCGGGGGAGACTTCCATGCCGACTAAAAGAAGTCGGACATGTGAACGAACCACTTTCGAGCCCTCTTTCGAGAGCATCGGAAAGTGACGGGAGAGTCATCGTTAAAAATGACAATCCTTCGTGTTTGCAACGATCAACAACACGTTGTTGATCGCGTTCTACGGACAAGTCTAGGTCCAATGCTGCTTGTTGCAACATGGCCTTGACGAGCATGGTCGGTCTTTTCACTACAACCTCCATTTATATGAGGGAAGTAGGACCGTCTAAGCTTACTCCGACTATCGTCGGATTACCTCTTTCTGGACATCACAATAAAGGTGCTAACCAATATTAATGATAGCCAGAATGGTAAGTTCAGATCAGAACTCACCGCCGAGTACTTTGTTGTAATTGGCCGAAGAAAGCCAAGTCTTCAAAGCATCGATGAGGTAACCGTTCTCAGCGTCCGAAAAACCAGAGCGCGGCTCGTCAATGACGAGATACACGCTGGTCCCCAACTCCTTATTAAGACCGGAGATGGGATCTGCCGCAACTTTCTTCTGCGACAGACGGACTTCACGACGAAAACGAGAGGCAGTAATATTCTGCTTCGTGGTCATCGTGGTGTTACCATCGGCACTGGTGTAAGTGTTTACCGTTGGACCTTGATTGGTCCGCGGGAGAGACACGGCAACAGCGTTAATAGTAACAGACTGAGGGTCAGCAAGCATTAGAAGCTCCATTCTTTACTACTGGTATTAGTGGTGATTATTCACCATCTATTATTGGCAGCTAACGTAATCGAGACAAGCCTAATGCCCCAAGAATCGATAGTTGCATACCACTGAGAGAATTCTCATTGGTATTAAATCCGAAAGGATCACCGCGGAGTCTAGTCTTTTGAGAGTATTCTCGCACGGTACTGGCAACAACTGTAAACTTGCTTCCATCTGGGCGATAAAAACCACCTGTCGAGGTTCTTTCCTCGTGCACGCGGAATTCACGCATCACATAGAAGTAGTCTGCAGCGAGTCTATCGGCCACCCCACCATCTAGATTTGAGATAACATCTCCTAGATTGGTAAAGTAGTCGATTAGCCAGCTCCAAGGGATTGCATTATAAATCATGCGCGGACTAGGAAATTGCATGCCATACAATTTGTATAACATGTTCTTTTTCCAGGCCACATCCCTTGGGCCCTTAGGTAGATAATAACGAAAGCGGGCAGAAGCCCAAACTTTGTCAGTATCGTACCTAACATGACGATAATTAGGCTCCTTCGAGTAGTACTGAGTAACGAGTATGGGCTTAAGACACCCATAAAACGTACCAGTCGTCGTCGTTGGAGCTGTCATGGTCTCGACGAGGGTTTTCCTTCGTCGGACTGGCTTGCCATTGTCACGCAAGAGCTGCTTGAGTCGGTTTTGAACAGTCCTTTGGGTCTGAACAAAATTCCGAGTATCTCGCAGTAACGCCAACCACCCAAACTGCGTAGCTAGGTGAAATGATCCTAACTCATGCAGATTGTTAAAGTGGAAGCGTTGCTTCAGTACCTGTGGAATTTCTCTCATCTCATACATTGAGTTGAGGAGATCTATCTCAGGTTGAGCAGGCTTCATCTTGCTATATGCCTCTGGGCCCCAAGCTGCACCGTCACGATTCAATCCAAGGAAAGAATCAGCTTCGATGTCAGTAACAAATGAACCAACATAGTGTTGGTCATTTGCTCCACCTCGCCAACAAAGGTCTGGTGTTGAGGGCACGTGTACGTGGTTTGCACCATATAAATTTAGCATTCCACCTACATTCCGGTTACTCGGATAATCTGGGTAACCATAGTGACCGTCCCGTCCAGAATACATCTCTTGTCTGCTGTAATTTTCAGCATACTTGAGCGTGGATCCTAGGGCGTATTCGGTCCCAAGCGTAATAACTTCACGCTTGATCAGAGACATGTGACGTTCCTTTCGATTGGAGTGTTCCGTAGAACGTGGGGAGGCCTTGAGGGCCT